CTTGTTTTAAAATTGCTCTTTCTGAATATCTCATTAGAATATTAATAATTGACCTTTCTTTGATTTTTCTTTCTTGAAGTCTTCTCTTAACATTTCATCCCAGGGGGCGAACTCATTTAAAAAAGTCTCATAGTTAACAGAGTGACCTTCAACAGATTCAGACGTAGCACCCTCAGCACCACGTCTGTTAAATCTTTTGATAACACAATCTTCAATAATGAACCTGTATTTATTTTCAATTTCATCTTGTTTATAAGTGAATTTGAAATGGTCAATAACCTTATCAATAAGCCTGCATAGGATAGTATCTTGCAAAGTATCACGAATATCTAAATCTTCTTTAACGTTATCTAATACTAAATCTCTATCCATAAATTATCTCCTAAGGTTCGATATCTAACATATACACATCATCTAATCTTTCAAATGACGGTAAAGCAATCATAGATACTTTAGTTTGTACGTTAACAGGATCAACTAGTTTTTGAGTTGTGATAGCAATACCAGTATTTACAACTTTCACTTCAACTCCAGAAACATTACCACCTAATAAATCAGATTCTTCTGGTGTAGTACCAAATACTGTTTTACCTAAAACAGCATTAGGAATAAATGATACATAACCTTCTGGATAGAATTTTTTAGCAACTCCATCATCATCTGTGAATGTATCGTTTTTAATCTCAACTTTTACACCATGTGTATCTGAAAGATAATCAGTTAATTCAGTAGTTGTTACTGTTGCTCCTTTAGGTGCTAATGGTTTAACAATTTTAACAGTTGAGTCTGCTTTTCTGATTAAACCGAATGTTTTTTGAGTCATGATAAGAATTTCTGCTTTCTTACCTTGATTTTCCATAGCTTCAATTGCTTTTTCAATATCTGCTAGTGGAGTTGCTCCTGCTTCAGTCCATTTTGTTCCTACAGTTCCTTTCATAGAGTCTTTAACTCCATAATCAAACTCTTGAGCTACTCCGTTATTGTTAAATGAGATTTTACCAGTTGCTAACACTTGCATTCTCATAGCTTCTAATCGTGCTAATGCACCGTTAAATAAATGTGTTTGGTCATCAAAAATACCAGCAATCACACTATCAATAAGTGCTTGATTACCAGTAGCTTCAATCATATTTAATTGTTGTCTTTCTTCCTCTTTAACTACAAGAGCTTCTTTGAAGAATGGCATTTGCTCTTCTGTTACGCTTAAGTTCATTCTTTCGCGTAGAGGAGCTTTAGTGTCGAACGCAGCAGGTTTTAAAGCTACTGCTTTACCACTTCCGCCTTTTACAAATGCTAATTTAATTCCTAATTGTTTTCTAGCAGGGAATAATTTATCTCCTAAAGTAGTATCAACGTTTTCTTGTAAACCATTCCAATATCCACTTACATTTTCTGCTGTAATTGTATCGTAAATTAATGCCATATTTTATAGTCCTCCTTATACACCTTTTACAAATTTAATTAAGTTTAATTTTGATTTTACGTTTGCATCGACAGTACCTCCGTTGCATTTGTCTTCACGTAAAGTACCTTTAAACACACACGCTACTACTGAGTCTCCATCAGTTAAATCAACGTCATGTAACGCTACTCCGTCAACGTATTGTGCTGTTGCATCACCAGTTAACTTCTTAACTTTTTTTGTTCTATCTTCGAAAATAGACTTACCATCTCCAGCTAATAATGTTCCAGCTTTTAATAATTTACGTCCGTTTTCTGTTACTGTTCCTGTAGTTGCTTTATCTACCGTTACTGAAATAGCTTCATATTCTAAGTTATGTAAAATTTCAGCTTTATTAAAAATTGTTGTTGTTTTCATCTCTTATCCTCCTAAAATGGTTTTTTGTGACTTACACCTTGTGCCAATCTTGCTCCTAAGTTCAATTGTTTTTCTGCTCCAGTAGCACCAACATTAGGTGTCGTTTGTCTAGCAGATTCTTTCACGGCTTTATTTACCGCTTCATTGAATACTTTCTCAAGTATATTCACCGCTTTTAAAGCTTCTTCTGCTGTCCCATGTAAAGCGAATGTCTCAGCTAATTCAGTAGGTAATCCTTTACTAACTAAATCTTTCTGAACTTCCACAATTAGTTGAGAGTGTCTAAACTCAGCTACTTGTTTCTCAAATTCTGCTTTTTGGTCCTCAAAGTCTTTATCACGTTTTTGACTTTCACTTAATTTTGAATAGTCTTCACGTTTTTTTATTTCTTCCTCTACTCTTGAATTAAAGTTAGCTTCATTTTTCGCTTGTTGATTTTTTAAAGCTGCTTGAATCGCTTTATTTACATAGCTATCTAATTCAGATTGAGTAGCAGGTGCTTTAAACTCAAGTTCAGTATTATTTGTTTCCGTTGTTCCTTCATCTGCAAAGTGTTGTAAGTTTAGTTTTAATAAAAATTGTTTGTTCATTGTTTCTCCTTATCCACGCTAGTCCTATTTCTTATTGATTAGTTGTGCACCACTTATCTTTAGAAATAAGCCACGCTAGTTTAATTTGACATAATAAAAAGACCTTTTAACGTCATGTCTAGGACGAAAACGGAAAAAATGATGTATTTTTCCATTTTGAAAGTAATTATTTAATTGAAAATGGAAAGTAAGCGTTTTATTTCCGTTTTGACATAATAAAAACACCTAACAAAAAATGTTAAGTGTTTATTTTAATTCTTTAATAATTAAATCTTCTCCTAATTTTTCTAGCCTTGAAATAGCATCATTTAAAGTCAAAGATTTATCTGTTTTTAAATCTAATTCTAAGTCAGATATTATTTTTAATACTTCTTCTTCATTATCTTTATTTCTGAATAATTCATCTGGTAAATACATTATTTAACCCCCTCTTCATTCATAGCATTGACTAGTACATTCTGATAAACGAATGTCTCTGAACGTGTTAATTGTTCATTTTTATTAAGTTTACTGAATATATTGTCTATGTCTTTAATCATATAGTCTTTGTATTTTCTATGATCAGGTGTATTTTCTAAAAACTTATCAACTAGTCTTTCTTTATGATCTAATATGTAATTTTTATATTGTAAACCATATTGTTGCCAATCGTGTTCAATTTTAGCTATTTGATTAGCAAGTTCATTCCATTGTGAGTTTTGACCATTTAACCTATCATTCCACGCTATCTCACCTAAATCAATTATATTATTTATCGAACTATATTTTTCTATTTTTTTCAATCTAGGTATAGTGTCAACTAAATATCCTGCATAAGCTGGGCTTAATTGCTCCTTGATACCTAATCTACTTATAGCATAATGAGAAGAACTTTCTGCGAATGTTTCTTCTATAGCCAATGATGGTTCATTCATAGAACCATTAGAGAAATAATCAAATTTACGTCCGTGTCCTTTAGCGTGATAAGCTTCATGTAATATAGTTTTTAATTGATAATTTTTACCTCTATCATCATTTTCTTCTAAACTATAACCTGTAATGATTAATTTATCCCCATCAGAATAAAAACTGCAATAACCTCTAGCACTTTTTCCTGTATGATAACCTACTGGTATTTTTTCTAAACCTAATCTATCTAATAAATCTCTAGCAATATTTAAACGTCGTCTGTTTTTGAATTGTAAACCGTTTGACATTTTATCAAACGAACTTTCTTCTTTAATTATATCACCTTTATCATCTTCTTGTAAATTATTATCCAGTCCTCTTGATTTACGATATTCAGCTATCTCTTTATCTAGTTTTTCGCTATCGTAGTAAGCTGCACTTGAACATTTACAAAACGGATGCATAGGATAATAATTTACACCTACTTCTCTATCTTTAATCTTAAAATGTTGTCCATCAAGATGTTTGCATATATCACACGCTGTTGGTTCAGAGAGATATACATACTCCTCATATCCAGCTTGCTCCATACTATCTATTTGAACATCTCCTTGAACTCGTGCCGCTTCAGTTACTAACAGTCTTTTAGCTTCATGAACACCAACATCAAATTGTTTTCTAAGTCTTCCTATTAATTCAGTTGAGTTTCCACCTTGAATAATAGAACGTCTTAACATAACCTCAATAGTATTCATTAAAGCCTTTTGATTAGTCCACAATGTTTTACTGAAATTTCCGTATTTATAATCACTATTCACAATTGCTTTAATACCTTCTTTGCTGTATCTCAATTCAGTATCTAGTATTCCAGCCTGTCTAGCATATTCAGTCTTACCTAACTTTTCTAAGTGATCAGTTATTTCTTTGTTATTCTCTTCAGTTAAGTTTGTTAAGTGTAAGTTTATTTCTGCTTTTAATAACTCTAACCTATTAATCCTCATAGTAGCATTGTAAAGCTTCAATTCTTCATTAGCTTCTGGGCTAAAATCTTTGTTTTTAACGTACTCTTTTGCTTTCTTCTGAAATGCTTTTACATCATGCTCAGAGACTCTCTTTTGTGCTTCCTCTATAGAAATGCCTTCTGTCTTCGAATAACGTTCATAGAACACTTTAATTTGATGTTCTACGTCTGCTAGTGTCAGAACAAAATTCCTTTCAATCTGTGACATCGTTTCTTTTTCATCTTTAATCTGATTGAGTTGGTTTGCTAATTCTCTTTTCTTCCAGTAATTAAACGATTGTTTCATCTACTATCACCTCTTCACCGTCGTGTAAGTAGCTTTCTATATCCATTTCATTAAGTCCTAAGTCTTTTAAGAATTTCCTTGCTAATGCTTCGCTATAATCTCCAGCTTTGAATTTTTTTAGTATACTTGTGATTTTGTAAAGTAGTTTCCCTTTATCAACATCATATCCAGTATTTTCTTCAGTAATTGCTGGAGTATCAAGTAGTTCTTGTTCTTTTTTCGGATCATCTACAATTCCAGTTAGTCTCATTGCTGTTTCATTAGTGACCATTCCCCCTAATGATTTAAAAGCGTTGATAGTCTCTTCAAGTGCTTTAGGTAGGTTAGGATTAAATGTGATTTTAAGTTTTGAAATATCAAAATCAGTTAATTCTTTAACATAGTCACCGATATTAGCTATAAGTTGATATCTACGCTTTAAACTCTTTTCAAACAATGATTGAGTGTCTACTCTTGCTTGCTCCAGTCCAAATAGTTTATACTTCATAGCTTCACCGCTTTGAACACCGCTAAAATTAGTGTCTGTCATATCTGGAGTGTTAGTATATTTATGAATATCATTTACAATACGTTTCTTATAAGACTCAACACCGTTTACGTCATACTGTTTATATAGGTATTTAGCATCTACTTTCCCTTCAGTCCCATTAATATCAACAGGTGGTTTTAACTGAAGTAACCTTGCACGTCTCATTTTACGCATGTACTCAATTTGCTTTTTGTTATCACCTAATACATCATCTGGGAAAGCCACTTGTCCGAATATAGCAAGTATTGCATCAGAAGTATCTGTCATATAGTTTGCTGTGTCAGATTGAACTGCATCGTATGAGTCGATTAAAGATAATTCACTTTCATAATCTCCCATACCTTCAGCCGTGTTGAGATATTCTGTGATAGGTACATCGTTAAACATATGAGGCTCGATTGCTAAAGGTGTGATTCCACTGTCTTCAACTTTACACTTATGAATAACGTTATTTAAATACACATCTATAAAATGCTGTTTGTTATCTGATAATCCTACAGAATAGTATCTTACACCAGCTAACATTTTATCTTCTAAAGTATTATCATAAATCACAAATGTATTTAATGGATCTAGTCTCTTAACTTTAGTTACATCTTCCATCGAACGATAAACTAAATCATATGCTCTACCTACTTTTGATAAGTCTAGTACAAGCATTCTATTTAAATCATGAAAGCTATTGATTTTAGCTATTTCTTTAAGTATTTCATCTGTTGAACTATTTTCTTCTCCGTCTTCATATTCAACTTGAATAGGTTTACCAACTAAATATCCTTGCTTAAACACAGATATACTCTTCCCGAAATTATGAATGATTCTAGTGTCTGCCATATCTTGCTCGCTACGTCTTTGTTGAATGCTAATAGTATGGTTGTTACCTTCTGCATAATCGTATAATTCTTGAATTCTAGGACGTTGTGTACTTTTATGATGCTCTAGGAATTCTCTTAAAACTTTATATTCATTTTCAAATAGTTCTTCAACATTATTAATTCTGTAACGCATTCTAGACTCTCTATGAAATCTAAGTGTTAAAGTTTTACTCTTACCTGTACTATCAACGAATGTTTCATTGTATGCCATTTATTATCCTTTCCCAAATCCAGCAACAAGTGTGCTGTATTGATTATCTTGTTTATTTTGTTGACCAATAATGTTTATGTGAGGTATATATCCATATTGACTAGCGTTGATAGTATGGTCATTTCTATCTTCTGGTTCGTCTTTATCCTCTTTCCACGAATATATATTTAACTCTCTGATATGTTCTTCACAGTGATTTAACACTAAGTATTTTAAATTCTTCATCCATCCACTTGAAATATTAATCCTATCTATGATTCTTACACGCTTATCAGCATTATAAAACTCATATATCAAGCCTTTTTGTTGTTTATACTTTCTTAATTCCATCATCGTTGCCTGGTCTGCGTTATCAACATAGACCTTACGACAGAAGCCCCACTTATCTTTACAGTAATCTAAAAAATTATGTAATTTTACTGCAACGTCTGAAGGTGCTATTTTACTATTGTTAAAGTCTTTATTGTTATAAGTTTTCTCTTCAAGTACTATCAGTTCACCGTCCGTTGTGATACCTTGAAATATGAATGATATTGTATCTTCAGTCTTATCCGAATAAGATGTATCGACACCGCAAGAATAACGAATAAATGTTTTAGTCCTTGCTATATCTTCGGTTATAACGTTTGATTTTCTATCGAACATACTAAATACTAAACCTTCTGCACGTCCTCTTAATCCTTGAATTTTGTTCTTATAAAGTTTAGTGCCAACTGCAACTGTATTTTTAATCTTTTCTTTTTTTTCTTCCGATAAACCATAATTATGATCAAAAGAAAAAAACCAGTAAGTCCAATTAGCTTGCTCTGGTTCAATTAACATTTCTCTTATTTCCTGCGGTGTGTCATATTCATATTTAGGTAAAGCTCTAAACCTGTTTATATACCTTGAATAGATAGGGAGTGTAGGGTCATCTGGATTCATCGTGCACATCCAATAATCACATCGCATAGTTGCTTCTTGCACAAAATCGATATCAGCTGTGTTTATTTCATCAATAAAACCACAACCGAATTGTGAACCTAACGCTTTTTCCCATTTATCTCTTGAAGAGTAACCTAAGATAAATATAATCTTCTCACCGCTAGGAGTATCATATTTGATATGCGGTATTTTATAGTTAGCATCACCATTACCACGATATATTATGTATTCATCGAAAATATCAGTAATCCCTAAATCTGATTGAATTATATTCTTCTCAGCATCTCCGACAGACTTTGCACTAATGAAATGTAATTTTTGTTTACTCTGTGCAACTTTCAACATGAATTTAACAACACCTACAGTCGTTTTTCCTGCTGCTGTTGTTCCTTCTAATGCTTCAGCTTCTGCTTTATGCTTTAAAAAATATTTATACTTCGGAGATAACACAATGTTATTCATCGTCTTTCTCCTCTAGTTGAGTTAGTATACTTTCAAGTTTACTATTTGTAGTTACGTTCATTTCAATTTTTTCAGAGGTTAGTCCATATCTTTTCGCTAATTCAACCGCAGCACTTTTCCTTGTTGCTGCATTAGGTTTAACCTCTATAATTTGCTGTGCTCCATTTCCTATCCCTATTGCATAAGGCTCAAGTATTTCACCACGCATTACAGATGTGAAAAATTGCAACACTTCATCTTGATCAGCTATTTTTTTTGAACTCAATTCTGACAGCCGTTCATCGATGTAGGTTTTTACACTCACATTTTCCAACAATTTTATTGAATTACCTTTTGCATAATTCTCAGAATAACCTGCACTTATCGCCGATTTATAAACATTTCCACTAATGATGTACTCATCAGCGAATTTTTGTTGTTTTAAAGTTAACTTTGCCAATTTTCCACCACCTTTCTTGACAAATAAAAAAAGACAGTCGTTAAACTGTCTCAGAATTATATATGGTAAGTGATTTTAGGTAAGGTAGCATAAAACATCTTACGTACACAAAAAATAGTTTCAAATTAAAAGGAAGAAAATTATCATCAGTATCATCTTACCTAAAATCTTATAATACCATTATAAGGCTTTTATTACCGCCATTCAATAGAGTTTCTCCGCCAATTACCGCCAATTAGATTTTTATTGAAAAAATACCTTGAGAATTTAGTCTTTGACATGTTCTCGTTGAAATATTCATTTTATATTTTATAGTCTCTTCATCTAAGCAGTCATAATATCTGTAAAACATGTAAAGCCTGCATTTATCATCTTTTATTTTATTCAAAACACCTCTAGTGATAATTTTAACATCCATTAATTCAGTGGTATTGTCATAAATCTCTTTTTCCAACTCAATAATTTTACACACAATTATTTCTTGTTGGCTTACATTACTACCGCTCGTTTTAAAATCTTCTTTGGTGTAATCAGTAATTTTAATAGATTTTTTCATCTCAGCTAATTCTTTTAGCTCGTCCATATTTCTTTTTATATGGCTTCTAATCGAGTTTATTTTATTTAAAAAATTTTTTCGCTTATAATACTCATCGTTACTCAATTTTCTTTGCATACACATCTCCTATTATCAGTATTTTATCGTTGATATCACATAAATCAACCGTTAATTGTTTAAATTCAACAACAAACTTTCCTTTAGTAAACTTTACTTCACCGATTAATTGTTCGTTATATTTAACAATATTATTTTCAAATATCATATTCCCCCACATATCTTTTAGTTCGCTACAACGTAAAATCGTGAAGTGTTTAGTCTTAATATTTCCGTAAGGACGCACTTCTAATTCAATTTCTTTAGTTTTAAAATTGTATTTAACCACAGATTTTACACCTTGAGTTGGGGTATAAGCTTTTAGATCGTACATAGTGGTTTACTCCTCGTCCCATTTGAAATATACAGTAACATAATGTGTTTTATTTAAATATTGATAAGGATTTATTTCTATTTTCTCTACTTTCCAACCCCATTTTATACACTTATTTATTTCTTTAGCTACTGTGACTATCAATTCTTCATCTGGCACATCAATACCCGGTACTACCGATACATGAATTGTATTTTTATCTCCTCTTGACGGGCTTTTTATTTTTAGAATTTTATATTTTATAAATTTTATTAATCTTTCTAACATCTTACTTCCTCCTATTATATCTCTTTACATTCAATGTTGCTCACATCCATAAGATTAATTTTTATACCCCTTAAGTCATATTCGAAATACATTATTTCATCGTTTCTTTTTGCCATATCGAAATACCAAAGTAATTTCTTTGTTGTTTCTACATCAAAAACATATATTGTTTTTTCTCCGTTTTTGAAATTAATTGTAATTTTGTACAGTTTCATTAGCAAAGCACCTCTTTAATTTCCTCTCCGAATTCTTTGATGAATTGTTCTGCTATTTCTTCTGATTTAAAATAAGGTAGTTTAGATAAGAAATTTACACAAGAATAAGATTTCACATAGAATTTTTCACAATAATCATACGTCACTGCATGATTATATTTGCTAAAATCTCCCCAATCAGGCTTCCATACTCCATTATATTTCTTCGCCCAATCCTTCAGTTTATTTATTAACATACGCTCCTTATCGAATTGTTCAGCTTCTTCTTTAGTTTTGAAAGCTAAGCCGCGTTTATATAATTCATCATAATCACTTTCAACAAACGAATCTGATAATAAATTTACGCTTCCTATTTCATCAACATAATAGTAATTTTCTATATCCTCTGGCACTTCCACCTCATACGGCTTATAAGGTATAAACGAAGCCTTTCTTTCTAACAGTTCAATTCTTACTTCTGTTAGTTGTTCTTCTAATCGTTTTACTTTTTGTTCTAATTCTTCGTTAGTCATCTTTTATTCCTCCAACATACTATCAAAATCGGTTTTTGATAAAATATTTATTAATCTTTCAAAACGTGGACTTCTCCATCCACACATACAATAAGTTCTTGCTTTTTCATGATAATGATAGTCGTTAGCTCTCAAGTGATTTTCAGCATCTATTTGAGTTAAAAACATGCAATTATCAACAGTTGCATCTACCTCCTTATAATACGCAACACTTACATCAGACTCTAATAATTCTAATATCTTATCCTTTCCATCTGTATAATAATTATCATAATCTACCTTATATTCTTCAACCTCTTCTAACCATTCATCGAAATATTCAAAAGTTAATACTCCATCTTTTACCTCAACACTTTTTAAATTGTCGTCACATAAGAATTCTAATTTATCCTTTAAGTCTTCTAATGTCAGTTCATATTTATCACATTCATCAATAAACACGTAATAATCAGCTTCATCTTCATCTAAATGATATATTCTCTCTGGTTGTCTAATTACCCAGTATCTAGGATTAGCTGTTCCTACATTGTCTTCTGTATTTAATTCTTTCTGTAATTCCTTTAAGAATTTAATATCATCATTACTTAATTTTTCTTTAACCACTGCATCTTCATGATACTTTAGATTTTCCCAATATTTTGCCATTTTTTAGTCCTCCTCTGGTAATTCAGCCCAATATACAATTGCACTCTTCATTTCTTCGCGACAATATCTTAAATTCACATCAGCCCAAGTATCCTGTCTTACATATTTGTCAAAATCACCGAAAATATTATATATAACTACTACTGACTTATCCAAATCCTCTGGTGTTTCACCTTCCCAAATTAAATAATCTTCTTCAATTTTATTACTTCCTTGAGATCTATTGAAATCACCATAATAATAGACTATCTCTTCTTCAGTCATTTTTCTTAAATAGACTTTATGCCATTTCATTATTATTCCTCCTAAAGTACCGATAGTAAAGGAAAATCATCTAATGTTTCACCATTTACTTTTCTGACATTCACTGATAAAACAGAGAAATAATATCCACCATTCCCATTATCTCCATAACAGTTTGCTTGTGCTATCGTATTTTGATTATGAAAAATAGTTATTTTTACTCTTTCCACAACTTCTCCATAATCCTCTGTTTTACTATGTTTATAAGTTACATCAGTTATGCAACCTTCAAAATTATCTGATAATATCCATTCACCATATGCACCTGCACAACAATCGTAATCAGATAAATAAAATTCAATCTTTGTTCCGTCAGTCAATTCCAACGTGTTATTTTCTGCTTTTTTAATTTTTTTATAAAGCAATAACTCTCTCAATTTATACATATTTTCTAATGCCATTTTTAGACCTCCAATAAATCTTTGTTTTTGTAAATATTACCAATAACTAAATATTCATGCATATTCATTAATCTAATTACATAATTTCCGTTGTTTGTTAAGTAATAAAATTCCTGTTCTTTGTCTTTTTCAACTAAAAGCTTATCAATACAATGTTTATTTTCTTGATATTCTAATATATCACCGTTATAAATATAGTTACCAACCTTATCTTTAAAACCAGTGTTATAAATAAACTTAACTTCATCAAAATCAAAAAATCGATACATATGATAATTTTCATCATAAACCTCAACTACTTTAGTATCAAATCTAATTGATTCTACTTCAAAAACTCTCTTTAAACTTTTTTCATACACTTTTGGTTGTTTCATTTTCTTTTCCTCTCTTTCTGTTTCAAAGATATAATTAATTCACTTAAATCTACACAAGATCTCATTAACTCTCTATCTTTTGTTATATGTCTGTATCTATTATTTAAAATCAATAACGCTCCTCTAGAAATAAGTTTTAAGTTTTCTATTTCAAAATTTCTATTATTTCCATCTAGGAATATTACTACTTTACCTTTTGGTACTTCTCTTTTGTAATGTTGCTCCCATATATATCTATGTTTAGAGATCCATTTATTTATCCCTACTTTAATTTCAATGTATCCATCTTTGCTCAATCTTTCTGAATACATCTCTCTAGTATTAGGTGGTAAATGACCTTTTTTAAAGCTAGTTTTATTCGCTCCCATATATCCTGTTTTACCTTTATTCCAGGGAATTTGACCTTTTTTAAAACTTCCGCTATTTCCCATTTTCAATCATTAATGGTAAAGTTGCTCCTCTACCAAACTCATTTTTGTATTTTTCTGCTTCTAAAGCTAGATTAGCATTATTAATAATTGTATTCCCAATCATAGTTATTGTTTTTGCTCTATTCATTTCTTCTTGAAGTTTATCTCCTTTTAATTTGTCATCATTGATTCGTTCCAATGCTTCGAATAAATGATTGTTTAAATCTATTAATTTGTTTCTAGTCATTTTTTTCTCCTACATACTAAATAAACTATATATTTGATACGCTGTAAATATCGTTACAAATATCAATATGATCACTAATAAAATAATTAAATTTCTTTCTCCTATACGTTCTATAAAATTATCAACTTTACAATATACTTTATTAAGTTCTTCTTTTATTACATCTCTTTCTTCAATCGTTATTGTTGATAATGGTTCATCTATAAATCGATAATCATCACAACATACTATTTCTTCTACATCGTCAACATGAAATGTTATATTTGAAATAGTGATTTTCAAATTTTTGTTTCTCACTATTCCGTGTTTTACTTTGTAATAAGCTTCTTCTAAAACCATAAGATTATCAAAATCAATTGAAGTTTCTAAAAATTCACCGCTTTTTAACCAAAATCTTATTCTAAATAGACTCATTGTTTATTTCTCCTATATGTACAATCGCTACTACAACAGTCTCAAAACGCGGTCCTCGATTTTCTTCATAAGGTTTAAGTTGTCTACCATCTTTTATATACTTGATGTTCATAACGTATTCGTTCTCTTTTAAATCATTTGAGATAAAATCATTAATTTTATCAACTACAGACTCAATACCACTTGTTATGTTTACCACTCTTTTAATCATTGTCATCATACTCCGTAACTCCTAACTTTTCCAATTCGTCAGCCAATTCTCTTCTAATTCCTAATATAACTTGTATAATTTTAAATCTGTGTCCTTTCTTTATTGTTACTCCGTTAAAGTTGGTAGATACCGTTAAAGTTCTTTCAGGATTTTGAACATCCTTCGTAAAACTATCCAATTTTTTTATTTCATCAATTAATTTGTTAGCATACTTTATTTCTCTAAAATTCATTATTTATCCTCCTATAATTTAACTCTTCCACATTTCTTACATTCTTTCCATGAACAAATATCTATACTCTTACGAAAATATTCATGTATGCAAAATTGTTCTTTCAAAAACTGCTTTATGAATAAGTATATGTCTCCTATCATTATCCATGAATCTCCTTCAACTGTTTCATATGTTGCAACTCTCTAATACGTTCCTTCTGCTGCTGTATAGTTCGTTCCTTGACTATATTATCGTTAGAAAGCTCTTCTATTGTGTTGCTAGATACATACACACCTACCATCAATCCTATTGTAAACATTGCTAATAACATTGATAATGTGATTAATATTATCTCTATGTTATTCCATAACTTTATCATCTGTTATCCTCCTATACATCTAAATTTATCATTCTCATTGATTCTTTGAAAACACGTTTTATATTTATTTTTAAAGTTTTTTCAAATTCTAATAGAAAATCTCCATAATGAAAAGTAACAACTGTAAATATTGTTGAATCATAGGCTCTATTCACTATTCTCATACCAAATTTGCGCTCAACATCATCACACAGTATTCTTAATTCATGAAAATATCCATTACTTATTATTAATTTTTTCTCAGTCTCTTCTATCACTTGATCGTATCCATAAGTTGCTGCCATCGTCTTTAATCTTTCATATTTTTCTATCATTTCTACTTACCTTCTTTAACTTTTCTAATTCTAGCTTTCAAGCTTTGTAATATTTCCTCTTGAACATCCGCTTTACTGTCTAGTGCCCTCATTACATCCTCGTCTCTCGTATCTTGTGTTACTAAATGATGAATTATTACTTTTTCTTTTTGGCCTTGTCTGTGTAGTCGCTTATTAGCTTGTTGATAATGTTCTAAATTCCAAGTCAATCCGAACCAACACACATGATTTCCACCTTCTTGCAAATTAAGGCCATAAGCAGCACTTGCTGGATGTGTCAATAGAATATCTATTTTTCTATCATTCCAATCATCTTCATCTTGTATAGTTTTTAATTCTCTAACTACTAAATTACTTTTTTCTAAAGCTTTCTTAATTCGTTCTTTATCATGTTGAAAGTTGTAAAATACTAAAAGACTGCGCCCTTGTAAACTTTCTACTAACTCAAGAAATGAATCTATTTTCGCATTATGCACTTCTGTGTAAATTCCTGAATTATCATACACAGCCCCATTACTTATTTGTAATAATTTATTTGATAATGCAGCTGCATTTACCGCTGTTATATCCTCTTCTGCTTCTTCTAGCTCCAGGACAAAATCACGTTCCATTTTGTCATAGTCTTTTCTAGCTTTATCATTTAACACAACTGGAATCTCATTGTAAGATAAATCTGGAAGTTCTAAATAGTCCTCAGATTTCATACTTATGCAAATATCAGATATTTTATTTATGATGTGATCATAAACTCCTTCTTTTACTTTATAATCAAAAATTTGACTTCTATTTCTCTTATTCGGCTCCATATATCTATTTCTAAAATGAGTGATATATTTCTCTAATCTTTCACCTTGATCTAATAAATATATTTGGGCCCACAAGTCCTCCACACCATTTGGGCTAGGAGTTCCTGTTAACTCAATCAACCTATTAATCTTAGGAAGTACCATTTTTAAAGCTTTAAATCTCTTACTTTGACTATTTTTAAAGCTACTACTTTCATCAATTACAACCGTATCAAAATACCAATCATTTCTCAGATAATCAACTAACCATGGAATATTTTCACGGTTGATAATATACAAATCTGCATTTACACTTAAAGCTTTAATTCTCTTTTGCTGACTTCCCAACACTAGACTTACTCTAAAATCTTTTGTGTGATTCCATTTATCTTTTTCTTTCGACCATGTTCCCTCGGCCACTTTTTTCGGTGCAATAATCAACACCTTGTTAACTTGAAATCTATTGTATTTTAATTCCTTAATTGCTGTTAATGTTGACACTGTTTTACCTAATCCCATATCAAGAAATAGTCCACATTTGGGAACATTGATAACATGATTAATTGCTGTTAATTGATATTTATGTGGAATAAACTCTCTCACGATATCAACTCCTCTACTAACTTATCTACCTCTTCTTTATTTTTTACCTTGTAAACTTTTTGTCCTAATTTATTAAAATCTCTCTCTACTAATTTTTGCCTTGCTGAATATCTGCCACCAACAGGTCTTTTTAATTCTACAAAAGCAACTGGTTTATTTTTTAAAATAATAATCCTATCTGGCACACCTGAATATCCAGGAGACTCAAATTTTAAACACAGGCCCTTTTTATCTTTAATTTTTTTTACTAAATATTTTTCAATTTGCTTTTCTGATATTTCCATTTGTCAAAATCATCTCTCAATTTTAAAATTTTTAATTTGTAACTTGTAACTTTATTTTCCCTATATAGTATATAAAACATAGATATTATAGATATTATAGATTTATATAATCCTATATTTTCTATAATTCCTTTATTTTTATAATATATATAGGTTTTAAAGTTACAAATTAATATATAAAATACTTATTAGAGTTATTATATCAACGTTTATAAGGTGTAACTTTAGGTGTAACTTTCTATTTTTAAAGTTACACTAGGTTGGTTAAACCATTGATACAATAAGGTTTTACTTTTTTCCAAAGTTACACCAAAGTTACAATTTGATTTTTGATTTGTAACTTTCTTTTCTCAAAGTTACACTCAAAGTTACACCCTTTTAAATCCTTTTTGAGGGCCGTAATTTCCAAAACGTGTTGTTTTTTCATCCTTAACCCACCCAACAATATTACTAATTATTTGATTTATTTCTTTTGCATCAGTTCTCTTCATAAATCGTAAATCACCTTTTAAGCATTCCTCATATACTTCAACAGCACACACTTTTTGCCTAAATACCATCTGATTTCCTTTATCAAAATCACCAGATAAAATATTTAATCTTGAACTTTTATCAAGAGAATACCAATTTTCGGTAATCGGTTTATCAAGGTAATCACGAATTAAACCTTCTTTTGCGTTTGATTCTTTATGGTGTTCCCGTGCCACATTGGCCAACTCTTCGGCCTCCTTACTAAGTTGCAAGCTTTCACCCATTAGAAATAATGCGTAAGCCTCGGCCCACACCTGGTCAACATCTTTTGGTAAATCATCCCAAACGCTTTTTTTAATTTCACCTACACAAATATCAATAGGCCAAAAACGTCTATTTCCAGTTGGATCTTTTAAAAATTCATCATCATTTGATGTTCCGTAGAAAACACATCTTCGGGGATATTTGCTTGTTCGTCTTCCATAAGCTTCTCTGTATATATCTTCTCTTTTACTCAAGAATTGCTTGATTGCATTCGTATCATGCCTATTCATTGCAGTAAGTTCTCCTACCTCTACAATCCAGCTTCCCTGGATAAGTTCAGAAGCCTCTTTACCTTCAAAAGTTTGCAAACTATCGTTAAACCATTCTTTACCTAATATAGAAAAGAAAGTACTTTTACCAACTCCTTGAGGCCCAGCTAAAATTGTCATTACATCAAATTTAACTCCACCTATTATGGCCCTGGCCACTGCAGCTACTAAACTTTTTCGAATAGCTTCTCTAGAAAATACATTATCAGCTGCACCAAAATAATCAATAAGTAGATTATCTATTCTAGGCACCCCGTCCCATTGTAATGATGTTAGATATCTTTCAACATAATTTATCCTATTTCCATCACTTACTATTAACAATGCTTTATCTTGCTTATCCTGGCCCGTTATTTTATAAACTGTTTCTAAGTATCTAGAAAAGGAAGCATCATCAACTTCAGACCAATCTCTATGGTCTTTATTTGAATCATAATGTTTATCCCAAGGAAGTTGGCCAAAGACTAATCCTCGATTACTAAAAATATCAATCGCAATTTTATCTTTTAAGTTGGGATCATTTTCCAGTATTAAAACTATATTATTAATAGTTTTTTGAATTTTACCTTCTTCACTTCTTTCAAGTTGAGAGAGCCAGTTTAATTCATCTTCAGCTTGAGTATTTTCTTCATCGCTACCTACGATATTAAAAATATCTTTAGCGTTGGCCACCATTTCACTATTCATCAAAGCTGCTACATTAGCATCTTCAAGAGCTAGTTTTTTCATGGCCGTGTATGATGGATATTTGCTTACAGGAGTTCCGTCTTTTACGTTCTCATCAAGGTTGCTAAATTTGTGTATTCTTATTAAGTCAAAAGCATTAACAAGTTGGCCACAACATGGATCAGTTGCGTGATGTGAATAAAGGAATTTATTATCATAAAGTACAGCCCCTCCAGAAGTACTACCACCAGTGAAAGTATATCTATCAGGAGTGGCCGTTGCTTCATACAAAGCAGGGATAAAAGTTTGGATGGCCGTTGTGATATCATAAACTTTACAAAACGAACCAACTAATCCATTTTTAGTTAGTGGATCTTGTTGTCGGGCCAAAAGTTGTTTTTGTTTAGTATCTTGACCAGGAACGTGTGGCCACGTTGAAATGTCAGTCCAGTCAGCATACATATTAAGCACACCAACACGGCTACAAAATTGTCCTGGATAAAACTGGAATATGTACTCACTATCAACCGAACATGAAGGATAATACATAAAACGGTTAACTTCAAAAGTAGTTGGATCACAATTTTCAATCCCTAATAAACTACCTAACTTTCTAGCAATTGGTTCATATTCATCAGGAGTACAACTTTCATCAAGTGGAATAAGAACCCTAAGTCTAGGTGTATAATTGCTGTGCTTTCTCGTTGAATAAACAACAGAAGTACACCCAAGCGAACCTACTCTTTTTAAAATATCATCCGTCATATTTGGTTGTATGTTATCTAAGTCTAAACAGACAACATCACGACTGATTATGTTCGTTGCTTTTCTTCGGCCATCTAAAAGCTTAGCACCTGTGAAGCCCCCAACATCTTTTAGATTATCTTGATCGGATTTTTTCATCTTGAGAAATTCATCATATTTCTCTTGCGTTCTAACTGGAGATTTTAAAGTTTCTACAAAGTCAAGCCAACTAATATCTGTATTTTGCCAAATAGTTGCTTTTCTGTGATTTGCTTTAGCAATTCCTAATAATCTATTTGCTTGCACTTTTTAACCTCCTTTCTTAATCTTTCATATAATATTTAGTCTCAAATCCAGCACCTTTTAGCACTAATCCAGGAGCCCAAGGAATAGGCTCTGCCAAAATATTATTTACATCTTCTAGTTTTTCATCGTTGTAAGCATCTATCACCACTTCATCATGGATATGCATTACAACATCATAATTTTTTTCGTACAATCTTAACAATGTTTCCGCTAGGCAATCCCTAGCTATTGCTTGTACAATATTCTCGACTAGCTTTCCTCCATAAGTTGAGTTAACTTCCCATTTTTTAGTAGTTTGGTTAACTCCGTAATAATGAAGTGCATCTTTTTCAAATTGGTTTAGTTTTAAAAATGGCTTAGGATAGTATAGTGAACGGCCACTAGGTAATTTAATTGATATAAAATCAAGTCCGTACATCATATCCCATTCACGTTGAATCTCAAGTCCTCTTACATATTGAGTTCCGTTGCCATTCATAGCTTGAATTACAGCATCTCCAAC